ATTTCTGTAAAATCAATTTTTTAATTTCTGTTTTAGACATAATTATTTAATTGATAATACAGAGTAGTTACGATGTTTCAAGCATTGATCTAAAAGGTTTGGCTTATGTTCGCTAGACCAAAAACCAAAATTCCTGTCGATTATATGCTCACACTCTTGCATATCAGCGTAATAGTTCTTACCACCGTCAATAGACGACTTAGGGTCATAGACAGGGTTATAAGAACTACACGCAGATAAGCTAATTAAAGTTATTACAAATATCAATTTTTTCATATAGACACCCCGTAATAAGCTTCTTCGTTCTCAACGTCTAATTGGTCAAAAATATCATTATGATATAACTGAGCCAATATTACATAAAACATTAAGTTCATATTTTACCTTTCTGTTATTCCTTATTTATAGTGTAAAATACCTTTACAGTAAAGTATCTTTACACCCTTAAAATAGCCTATAAATAGGTCATTTTATGCGGGTTTTTTTACGTCATAAGTTGAATAGTGCTGATAATTACTGAATATTATTGAACACTTTTTACGTCATTTAAAAAGCTAGAATTATGCTAAAATTATTGGTACATAACAATTCGGTTTGATTTAGACCCTATGGTTTGGGACTATGCGCGCAGTTGCAATTACACCCGATAAATAAAAGGTTTTTAAATTTTTTACGTCGCATTAAAAAATGTTTTACGTCAAACAATTTGATATAACTTTGTTAAAAAATGGCGGGGTGTAGCGCAGTCTGGTAGCGCATTGCGTTTGGGACGCAAGGGTCGTAGGTTCAAATCCTACCACCCCGACCAATTAATTCTTATAACCTAGATCTGTTCTTGTTGATGTTTCTACTGCTTTAATTTTAGCATTGTAGGGTAGGTCGCATTTATCACAATAATACTTATTATCTATTGTCTGCGTCCAACTAAAGACGTTCTTTTTACAATTAAAACACTCAACGCCTGTATCATTATCAAAATAATAACTACATTTAACAGATACAGTTTCTACTCTTGGATTAATATTTAATATATCTTTAATAAAATCTTTTAAAATATTAAACATCTTTTAACGTCTTAATTATTTCTTTTTTTACATATTCTTTACGTTCCTGTGTATCCTCAGGAAACATAACAAATATATCACGGTCTGAAACTTTACATAAATCGTCTAGTATTTCTTCTAAGAGAATACATTTATATTCTTCGCTTTTAGTTGGGTCGCGTAAAATATATTTTGGCCTCTCGTTACTCATCGTCCTTTACGTTGCTTACTTGCTTCTACTAATTTACGATTGTCTTTGAAGTTAATATAACTCTTTAGAGTTTTGTCTGACTTATGGCCTGACAACGCCATAACGTTAGATGTAGATGTTTCTGTTGCAATATCAGAAATACCACCTTTACGAAAACTACTAAATTCTAAATTAGGATTGCTTAACTGTTCTTTGCATTGATCTAAAACAAACCTAACTTTTTCTTGTAAGTATCTTTTAGTAAATGGGTAATACTGACCTGATATAAAACCGTGAGAGTTTTTTTGTTGCTTACGCATAACCATATATAAACCTTTTTTCTCTGCAAAATCTTTTTCTAAACGTGCAACTAAACTTGGGTATAAACACTCTGTATCGTCATATAACGGAAACTGAACCCAACTATTATTTTTTTCTTGTATTATATCTAAATGGTTTTTTTTGTAGTGTTGCGACCAAGTTAGATCTTTAATGTAACCAACTCTAATTAACGTCCAATAAGCTAACATAAGAGCAGTACCAACGGAACGTAAGTGTAGTTGGTCTGCTTTATTTACGACTAACTCTAAATCTTTTACTGTTGCAAAATAAGTATCTTTGCCTGAGTATTTTAGTTCAGTATCTATAAATGGGTTTATTGCATTAGGGTATTGTATTGGGTCTGCACAAATAAAATACATAACTGCTTTTATATGAATAATTACGTTTCTTGCAGATGTATAAGCGTCAGTTCTTGTACCTGTACGACCTTTAATTAACTCTGACATAAGATCGTCAACGTTCTTTTTACTAAACTTACGACTATCTAAATCAATAAAATTTACATTATTTTTTTTAATTTTTGCTAACCAAGTAAAAGTATCGTTATAGTCTTTTTTAGTTTGGTCTTTAAACTCACGCCATTTTTTAGACGCTTTAAATTCCTGTATGCACCATTTAAAAGTATATTCTGTTGCAGGTACTAAACCCTGTCTAAATCTGTCAAATTCTTTGTTTAAACGTTCAGCTTCTTTTACTGCTTCATCTAAGTTTAAACCTAATTGTTTAGATCTTGGCGTAAATGTAGTGCCATTTACAAAAAGCTTACAATCACGACCTGATAAATTCCAACAGTATTGATTTATAAATCTAAGCCTTTTAATTTTTATGTTCATCGTTTAATAACTGAGTTTAAATTCTTATCTTTTAATTCGTTCCAACGACCATTTAAACAACCTAGCATTTCAAAAACTTCTATAATTTCAAGTTCTTTAATAGTTATTGGTTCTAACGTATGTGTATCGTGCAAGCAAAAATGATCTTTATATTCTTTAATAAGACCGAAACAACAATCAGTTTTAGTTTTTATTAAAAACATATAGTTATGGTCGTGTCTAGTAAATGAAGTTTTATTTGGTCTATGAATACAAACAAATTTATTATTTGAAAAGCTATCGTGTAAAACAATTAATTCGTCTGTAAAAATATCCAACAAAGGTTTATCTATCAAAAATTCTTTTGGCTCATTTAGATATAATCCACGAACATAACCGCCTGCTTCAATAGAACCAAAAATATCTATTGGCTTTACTTCTAGAATTTTTTTATCTGTTATTTCCTGTATTTCAGGAAAAACTTTTGCAATTTTTATATAATCTATGTGGTTAATTTTTTGACCGTCTAAAAATCTACTAATAACATCACGACTAACATTAGTAATTTCTGCAATTTTAGTAATTGTAAGATGTTGTTCCTCTTTAGTAATTTTTAATTTTTTATATGGCATTTTAATTACTTTTATATCTTGCGCTTTTTTATTCATAACTGCAGTATATAAAAGTTTTTTATTCACAATAAATGCTCAAATTTGTTTATCCCCGTTATCCCGCTTATTAACAAATAACCGCATTTTAAACAACATATATTTTGATTGAAGCTGATTTTAAAGCGTATAGGCTCTAAAATATATAAAAAAGCTTTAAAATACGCATAAATGCGTAAAATTAAGGTTTTAACAACAAAAGTTAAAGTAAAATGTTAAGTATTAAGGAAATTGACCAAAAAAGGCTAAAAGCAGGAATTTCAAGATACAAGCTATGTAAAGATAGCACAATAAACACATCACATTATTACAGACTTTTAAAAAACGGCAATCCTACAAGCAAGACATTAGAAAAATTAAACACTTCATTAAAGAGGTTAAATGGCAAAACCAACGGATAACGACGGCTATAATTTAGACGCTTACAACGGACAATGGGTTGATATTGGCGAAAAATTATTAACTAAGGATATGCGAGCAAAACTTTTAGAAAAAATAAAAGGCGACGGCGATGTTATCAATCAACCTGCGCATTATCAAGGCAAGACTTTAGAACTAACAGACGTTTATCAAGATTTTTTTGAAGCAGATACAGTAATGGACAAATACATAATGGACATAATTAAGTATGCAATTCGTTATCGTAAAAAAGGTTTGATCTTAGACAACTTAGGTAAAATAAAAAAATTAGCTTCTATGTGTATTGAAATAGAAAATAAAAAAACAAAAGGACTAAATGATAAAACCTGATTTATCACAACGTAACCCTTTTTTAAAATGGGGATTAGTAGAAAAAAGAGGCGATAAAAAAGGCTTGCCAAAAATTAGTGCAACAAGTTTTAACACTTGGGCAGAAAGCCCGTCTGCGTGGATTAGTAAATATATATTACAAGTAGATCAAGAACCTAACGTTGCTATGCACAGGGGAACGGTCGCAGAAAAAGTTTTATATAATGTTTTAGTAGGACATAGTGAATTTAAAGATATTGATAAAGAAGCAGAAACTATTTTTAGACAACGAACAACTTTACTTGGTACGGAAGAAGATAAACAAAAAGAAATAAAGGATCTAATCGGTTATAAAGGTAGAACAAAAACTTATAAAGGTTTTATAAAAAATGCTTATGAACGAATAGAAGTTTTTGGTAAGCCTGAAAGTTACCAACAAAGAGTTTGGTTTAAGTTACCGCAATTTGAAGTATTTGCAGACGGTTATAAAGATTTTGGTTATGAAGATTTTGATTTAGATTTAAAAACGACTTCTAAAATGGCAGGGGCTTTACCTTTAGCGTACAGACGACAATTAGCGTTTTACCGTATGCAAAGTAATAAAGAACAAAAACTTTTACTTGCCACAAAAGATAAAGCTGAACTATACGTTTTAGAAGATAGTTACAATCAATCAAAAGAGGAAATCAATGACATAATTAATACAATGTGTAACGCTCTATCCGAGTGTAACTCGGTAGAGCAGTTACTATTACGTTACTATCCTAATTGGGAAAATTGGAAACTATCTATTAAACAAAAAGAAGAATTACGAAAAATTTTAAAAGATACGCATAGTAATAATTATTGGCGTGAACGACAAGATCTAAGAGAATTGGAAGCAGGACTATGAACGACGACGCAACAGATTTTATACAAACAAAAAACAAATCAGAAGCTTTTGATAAAAAGCAAAAAGTTGAACGAATTGAACTCGGCGAGGTAATGTATCAATTTACAGAAATATTTACTACGCCTGAGGAAGCCTTAAACAAAACTAAAGAGGGCGAAGAACCAAAATTTACAATACTCAACCATAAGGTTGATCGTGTAAATGTTAAACCAATAAAGGAAGCAAATATTGTACGGGGAAAAAACGATGTTCAATCCCAAAAAGATATTGCAGATAAAAAATCAGCAACAACAGGAAAGCCGACTAATGAATAAATATAAAAGATTAGTTGTAGAGAAAAAAAATAAGATTGCTGACTTAGGCAATAAGCTTGTGATTGAACAAGGTAAATTTTAGTGGGTTAAACCACACAGTAATTAAGTAGTTGAAACACTACTTATAGTCTTATGTAAGATAAACGGTGTTTCTTATAGGGGACGTTTGCACAAAAAATACGCCGTAAAATAAAACTAGGTAAAATGTATGACAGATCAAATGCCAAGCTTTTTAAGTCCACAATCAAACGGTGGCGAAAGCGTGAAACACGATCGTTTAAGTTACAAAGTTCAACCTAATCCGCATTTTTCTATGAAAGCAGGAAGTAGTGATATTTCTGAGCCAATAGAAATTACTGAGTTAGCTATGGACTTGTCTAATATGAACGTTGGCTACGTTAAATGGGTCGGGACATCGCCGTCTAAACTTTTAAATAATGCTTTAGACAGTATGCCACCTAAACCTGTTGGCGATAGTTGGTCAAAATTATACGAATTAGTTGTTTATTCGCCTAAAGATTTAACAAAAAAAATCTTTTTCGATGTAACTAATTGGGGTGGTCAACGTGGTATAGAGAGTGCGTTTCGTGATTTTCTAAACGATTGCAAAAGTAAAAATATAAATTGGCAGGATAGCAAAAACTATCTGCCTATATTTTTATATACAGGCACGCTAGCAATAAAAAATAAAGAGGGCAAAGTAACAACGCAAGAGCCGATCTTTAAATTGCAACGTGTAATACAAAATCCTAAAACAAACGGTACAAATGGTGTCCTTGATCAGACAGTAACCGTAGTTAAGGATATTTCCGAGATACCTAAGCGTGTCGAGGAAATGACTAACAGTTCAGTTAATGCTCTTAAAAGCATTAAACAACTGTAACAGATTAGGGCGGTTCTTTAGCTTCTCTTGGTTAGTTTAAAAACTACCGCCCTATTCTTAAACAAACGAGGTATTATGATTTATATTTATAGAACTTTTTATTACTTATTTAAGTGCTTAGCATTTATCTTAGATCTTTGTATTTATATATTATCTTGGATTAAAGACGGTATATGTTTTATCAAAGATTGGTTTAATATGAGAGAAACAACGCATAAATGGTAGTTGTTAGTTCTCACGAAGCCTGTAAAATTTTTAACTGCTCTTACAGTACGTTAAAGCGCAGAATAAAAAAACACATTTACCCAAAACCTATTCGCAACAATATGCGATTAGGTTTTAACAAAGAACATATAAGTAAATTTTTTCAAAATCACAAAAATAGAGCTTCTGAGCCTGCAAGTTTAAAATGGGAATAGAACAAAGTTACATAAATGATCTTGAAACAGAGATTAAAGAATTAAATAGAGATCTTAAACAAGAAAAAGAAAAAACGCAGGCTTTATATACTGAAGTAAAAACACAAAAAAATAAAATTGAAAGTATTTTAAAAAATCACGACATAGTTAGGGACGAATGGCAACTAGATATGTTGAAAAAAGACGCAGAATTAAACAATATGAAAAAAAAATTATGTAAGTGTCCTAATGATAGAAAATAATACTGAACTAAAAGAACATATAGAATTTTTTAATGATAATAACCTTGTTGTATTTCCGTGCGAAAATAAAAGACCAAAAGTAAAATTTAAAGATATAGAAGCACAATCAGTTAGTGAGTTGTACCAATTATTTAGTGATAATGACGAACTTGCTATACGAACAGGCAACGGAATTGTAGTTATAGATATAGATACAAAAGGCGCAGACGGTAAAGAGGGTTTTAGATCTATTGAAAAATTACAAAAACAATTTGGTAAATTACCTAAAACATTAACTGCAAAAACAAGATCTAACGGCGAACATAGATATTTTAGAATTTTAGACGATATGCAGTTGTCTAACAGAACAAACTTAAATAATTTTATTGGTGTAGATGTAAGATCTGAGAACGGCTATGTAATTGCACCGCCTACAAAAAACTATCAATTTACAGAGATCTGTAAAATAGCACATTTACCTAAGTCTTGGTATGACGCAATTAAACGTACACCTAAAGTTGAGAGCAACGTAATAAATATGAACCTGCTTAATGATGACGGTAAAATAATTGACAATAGGGACGAAAAAGCAAGCAAGATTATTTTTGCAGAATTAATGGAACAATGCTTTTTAAAACATACTGATAAAATTGAGCCTAATTTTGATAAATTATTAAAAGATAGTTGGGACACGTTTAAAGATGTCTGCGATACAAAAAATCCTAATTTAAGTTTAGAACAAGAGGGACGAGGTTTTAAATGGTTGTCAGAAAAAGCTATTTATACTTGGCGTAAATATGAGGCAGGCGAATTTGACGAAAAAATTGAAGATAGAATTGTTGAAGCAACAACTTTTTTAAAAAAAGAAGAAGAAATAAAATCTAATTTTATAAAAGTGTCAGATCTTATGACTATGCAATGCGACCCTATAAATTGGATTATAGACGGTTGGCTTATGGAAAAAACGATTTGCGGTTTGTATGCACCCGCAGGAACGGGTAAGTCTGCTATTGCGCAGGCTTTAGGAACTTGCGTATCGCAAGGGTATGACTACGGTAATAAGCTAAAAGTAAAAACAAGATATAAAACTTTATATGTAGCCTGCGAGGACACAACTAACATATTTCAATCAAGACAAAAAAGCATTAACTCGACAGTAGGTATATTTGACGAAGCAGGACTAGATAATTTTTTATATATGGACAGAGTGGGTTTTGATAATAGACTTGCTAGTTTTGACGAGGGAACTGACCCAAAAATTACTAAATTTTATTATTATTTAGAAAAAGTAATTAAGAATGAACAGGTTAAATTTTTAATCTTAGACGTATTGCAAGACTTTTTTGGTGGTAACGAGATAGTAAGATCAGACGTTAATTTTTTCTTAAAATCTGTATTAGGTAAAATGGTCAAAGATCTAGGTATAACAATATTAGTTATTGCGCACCCGTCCTTGTCAGGTCAAATGGGACACAAATATTCAGGCTCTACATCGTGGCGTGGTGGTTTTAGGTCTATGTGGTACTTAGACAAATTAGACGACGACAATTCTAATACATTAATTTTAAATAAATTTAAGTCTAACTATTCTAAGTCAGGCGATGAAGAAAACGCATATTTTAAATTTGATAATGGTTGCTTTACTGCTTACGAAAAAGACCAAATGGAAAGTGCAGATCTATATACATTTATGCCAAAAGTTTTAGAAACAGTTGGATATTTAAACGATCAGAAAACGCCTTTAATGAAACGAGGTAAGTTGTATTTAGATATAATTCACAGTTTGTTACCTGAAACTACAAAAGATGTTATTGAAAAATGTATTATGGAACATCAACGTAAGGGAACTGTAAAATATATTGACAAAAAGGGTTGGTTAAAAAGCTATGTTTAATGCCATTTTTTTAATTTCCGACATTTTGCGGAAATCAAAATTGACCCGCTATTTTATTGACTTATTTTGGCGCGGAAATCAGATCGCCTTATATATAAATATATTTTCCGCCAACCCTAAGAGAAATTATAAAATTTCTCATAGGGGGTTGGAATGAGTTTTATAAAGCCGTTAGATCGTCGTAAGCTTAAATGGGTATTAATACGTCGCGGTCGTATGGTGGCTAAGAACGTTAACGAGTGTTGGTTAGATACTAACTTTGATAAAGGCTACATTAATAACGAACTACATTTTGCAGGTGTTAAGTTAAGAGGTATTTACGAACGAACAAAACCTAGATCTATTGTTAGTTATAATACAGATAGAATAGATACAGGCGGTACTTGGGTTGATAATAATATCGGTCGTTTAAACGCCTTAGATAAGCTTAAAATAATAACAAAAGAGTTAGGTAAAGCAGATTATCAGCTAACTATATTACATTGTGGCGATGATTATTCTTATGGCGAAATAGGTAAGAAGCTTAATCTTACACGTCAAACAGTTGCTAAACGTATGAAAGTAAGCCTAAGCAATCTATTTTATATTTTTAATCAGGGTATTGTACGTTAAATAATTGACTCATTTATATACCGTAATTGTATTTAACGCTAAATATGTTACCGAATTAGAATTGGAGTATTGCGCAAATAATCAGGCTCTTTAGGTGTTAGAGCCTAAGTTCGCGAGAGTGAGCAAAATAAAATAAATAAACACCAACAATCATTATGGCTAAGATAGGTATGAAGTTAGACGTTAAGTCTAACATAAAACAATTTACAAAAGGTTTAGATAGAGTTGGTAAAAGTCAAATACCTTTTACTACTAACGAAACAATTGGTAATACTGCTTTTACTTTGCGTAATGCAACTGTAAAAGAAATGCCTAAGCACGTTGATAGACCAACAAACAAAACATTAAAGGACGTTAGGTATCAAGCACCTAAGCGTAGTAAAACTGCTTTGCCTGTTGGTTATGTTTATTTTAGTCCGTTAGTTACAAACTATTTAAAGTATTCTATTATGGGTGGCTCACGTCCTTATAAAAAGGGTAGAGTGTTGCCGACAAGAAACGTAAGCTTAAATGCTTTTGGTAACGTTCGTAACCACCGTAATATTATTTCATCATTTAGAAATAAGAAGAACCATTTTATAAACTCGACAGGAATATTCCAAAGACAAAAAGACGGCAGGGCTAAAGCATTATATATTTTTGAAAAGCGAGCAGTAAAATATAAAAAAACATTTCCGTTCTTTGAGATAATGGAAAAGAAGTCAGGAAAAATATTTAATTTCTTTTTTCAAAAGAACTTACAAAAGAATATTGATAAAACAAAAGAGTTACTAAGCAAAGGGGTCATAAAGATATAATAAACCGCATAAAACATAGGTTCTTTCTAGGTTTTTGCTAGACGGTATTTTCCCGACCCAAGACGTTTTGTAGCGACAGAAAATGATAATTATAGATCACAAATGAGTTACGTTCCAATACCGATGACGGCTTCGCAATTGGTTACTGAACTAAATATAGACAGGCGTAAGCTAGGTCAGGTATTAGTTAAGTGTCCAATTGTTAAACAAAGTGGTAAGATTAAATACTACTTGATACAAGATGTTATTAAACAATTGTATAGTAAGACCGACAAGCTAATTAGCTTAGAAGAAGCTAGGAAGAATAAAGTTATTGCGGAAGCAGAACTAATGGAACTTAACCTTGAAAAAGAAAAAGGTAACTTATTAGATCGTGATTTAGTTGATAAACAATGGGCTAGTCTAGTCTTAGCTTGTAAGAACAAGCTAGAAGCTATCCCAAATAAACTAGCACCTATTCTAGCAGTTGAGAGTGGGATAGATGTTTGTAAGAACATCTTGACCAATGATATTGCGGAAGCATTAAGCGAGTTAGCAAAAGGCGAGGACATTGAACTTACAATATCAGAAAATACACAACACGGTACTAAAGGCAGTAAGCCTGTTTCAACCGATAGAACCATTAACAATAAGCCAATGGTCAGAAAAGTACAGATACCTAAGTCCTGAAAGTAGTAGCGAAGCAGGTAAGTATTTAATTAGTCGTGCTTACTATCAAGACGGTATGATGAGGGCGGTAAGCGACCCTAACGTTAGACGAGTTGTCTTTATGACAAGTTCGCAAGTAGGTAAGACAACAATATTAGAAAATATAATTGGTTATTTTATACACTACGAACCGTCGCCTATTCTTATGGTTCAACCAACTTTAAGTATGGCTCAGGCTTTTAGTAAAGACAGGTTATCGTCAATGATACGAGATTGTCCTGTACTAACAGACAAGGTTAAACCACCTAGAGAACGTGATAGTGGTAATACAGTTTTACACAAAGTCTTTACAGGCGGACATATAAGTTTAGTTGGCTCTAATAGTACAAGTTCACTAGCAAGCCGACCAATAAGAGTTTTATTATTAGATGAGGTTGATCGTTTTGAAGTTAGCGCAAATGAGGGCGATGTAGTTTCTCTTGCAGTTAAAAGAACTACGACCTTTTGGAATAATAAAATTATAATGGTTAGTACACCTACGATTAAAGGCCTTAGTAGAATAGAACAAGAATATAACTTGTCAGATAAAAGAAAATTTTATGTACCTTGTCCTGAGTGTAAAGAATTACAAGTTTTAGAATTTAAACAAGTTAAGTTTGACAAAGATAAACTACACGAAACGCATTATGCTTGTAGATTTTGTAATGACAAATGGGACGACAGTAAAAGGTGGAAAGCTATAAGACAAGGCCAATGGCAACCAACTGATAATTTTACAGGTGTTGCAGGTTTTCATTTAAACGAATTT